CACCTCCCAGTTCACAGTGAAGAGCCGGTGCGCTGGCAAATGCTCCGCTGCTATCGGATATCGCCTGTGAGACCCATCCAGCCATCTTACTGCTGCTGTAATTCCGAAAAGTTCCGTCCAGACGGCTGTATTTCGGCAGGCACAAAGCCAGGTTTTGACTCTCTCCGCTCGTCAGCCAGGATAATTCTGTGATCTCCGGCCGTTTCGCCGTAGAACTGAACACCGCATTTTCCGCTGCGCCCGGAGCCAGCTCATCATAGACCAACTTGAAGCTCTCATAGGCGCGAAGGTTCAGGAATTCCACCCGCTCCAGGAATACCGGCCGGTATGGTCGGTTCGTGCTCTGGAAAGTCAGCCTCACCGAAGCAATCCCCGACAGTTCTGTAAAAACAGAAACCTCCGGGTCTGCCGGAGAACAGCTCTCCGACTTCAGAACTGTGCCGGAAGCGTCCATCCACAGAATACGGAAATTAGCAAAATCCCCGGAAGTCCGGTTGAAACTCAATGAAATTCCACTGCAGTTCTTTGCCCTGGCAAATTTCAATGTCATGCTTGGGTATATGGAGAAGCTGCCGTTCTTATCCGACATCTTTTTCGATACCCACCCCGCAATCTCCTGCTTCGCTGCATTCTTTACGCTGCCATCCAGACGGCTGTATTTCGGGAAGCACAGTGCCAGATTCCCGATCTGATTGTCCGCCACTTTTAAGAGCTCAGGAAAGCAATGCTCCTGAGCTCCGGACGGTATCATGCTGTATTCAAAATTTGCTGCCATCTATGGCCTCCTTGCCGGTTCCATTGCGACAAAATCGATAGACAGTCCGTTCCATGTTCTGCCGGAAGAGTCTTCACGGAAGACCGCGTCCTCTCCGGATGTAACATAAAAATCTGCGTCCAGCGTTGTCTGACCGTAAGGCACAACCATGTGATGGCTGTTTACTGGCGCAGAGAGCGTCTCGTATAAACTGTCATACGCAGCACGCCCCAGCTTCTCCGTCTCAATCTCCATCGTATAGTTATAATACGTGCCGATGATATCGCGGATCATGCTGCCGGAGAGCACGCGGGTCGCTTCCGATCCATCCAGTATCTGAAACTTTCTCTTAATGTTCCGTACATCCACATCGTAGGTTTTCCCGTCCAGGATCAGTTTACCCAATCACGACACCTCCTGTCGTCAGCTTTCTGCCCTTGCGATTTCTCTCGCGTTCCATATAGGGTTCCAGTGTTCTGGCCAGTGCGGACAGCTGGCCGCGGAACTCCAGAATCACATTCAGATCCATGCTTTCCACGATTCCGATCAGCTGTTTCAGCAGACGGATCACTTCCGCATTACCTGCTCCGGATGCTTCCGCTGCCATCTCACGCAGCTTATTCTCCGGCGCTACAACCTCGCCCTGATGCCGGTTATCACCGATCAGAGCCAACTGAGGCGTATTCGCCTTCACGTATCCGCCCTGAGCCAGCTCCGGGATCTGCGGAACGCTGATGGAAGGCAGCCAGGAAAACGGCTTCATAGAAAGAATTTCAATGCTTCTGAGATTGTCCAGTGCACTGTTCAGGCCATTAAAGGGAATCGCAATAACATCGTTGATGCCTCTGATAATCGCATTGATTACACCTTTCAAGCCATCCAGAATACCGTCCACAATGCCGGAGAAGATCTCGCCGCCAGTACAGAATACATTCTTTACCGCTGTCCAGGCTTCTGTGAAAGTATCATGGAACCAGGAACTCACGCTGCCGAACGCCTCCTGGATGCCGCTCCATACATCGCTGAAGAAGCTTCCCACACTGGAGAATGCACTCGTAATCTTCGACCAGGCGCCGGAGAAAATCCCATAGAACCAGCTGCCAACCGATGAAAATACCCGTTTCACCGCATTCCAGCATCCGGTAAAGAAACTTCCGATCGTGGAGAAAGCCTTTTGAATGGCTTTCATGGCGCCTTCAAAAATTCCTTGGAACCATTCGCCAACTTCGGCAAAAGTATCCTGGATTCCTTCCCACAAACCGGTAAAGAATCCCTTAATTCCTTCAATCGTTTCAGAGAACCATTCGGAGATCGCTCCCCAGATTTCAATCGCCTTTTCCTTGATGGTATCCCAGTTCTTATAGACCAGAACGCCGATCGTAATCAAAGTCCCCAGTACAACAGTTGCGATACCAACAGGACTTGTAATGAATGCGATCGCTTTCCCGAGTAACGATGCGCCGCCTTCCAGCAGACTCATCATTTTTACTGCAAGATCTCCGGAAGCAACGAAGCCAACCATTCCGTTTACCAGTGAAGAGATTGCCCAGGCTGCAAAGAACGCATTAACAGCAATCACAATATCCTGAATCGTTGATTGATGTTCTTTGCACCAGTCGCTGAAACTGCTCAAAGCTTCATTGATCGCATCCCAGGCATCCAGGAAGAGATCTGCTGTCCAACTTGCAATAGGGTTTAATACATCATCCCACCACCATATAAGCAATGGCTGTATCGCTTCAAGTATCGAATTTAATGCCGATATCACCGTTGACAGCGTATCAAAGAACCTGGGAACGGCTTCATTCGCTACCCAGGTTCCCAGCGGAACCATCACATGCTCGTAGAAGTCCAGAAGTCCTTCGCCGATCGTGACCGCGAACGGAGCCAGGGCATCCCAAAAACCTACCAGCGCATCGTTGATCTTATCGAAGTCAATCGAAGAAAGCTGCTGATTCAGCAGATCAATCAGGCGCGGAAGTCCTTCTCCCAGAACCCACTGTCCTACGGATGAGATAAAATGATCATAGAAGTCCTGCAGAGCCGTCTGTGCAAAGCTTCCCAGTTCTGACAGACCACCTTCCCATAATCGGTGCAGCGCATCAATCGTCGGCTGAACGGCCTTCTGAATGTCATCCATGATCTTCTGCGTCTTCTCATCCAGCACATCCAGTGCGGTGCTGTCCAGAGAAATCGCTCCGAAGTCAACGTTCGCAGCGCCTCCGCCACCGCCGGAAGAGCCTCCGGAAGAACCGCTGTCGGAATCCGAATCACTGCTGTCAGAGAGCTTCGAAATCGTATCAAAGCCCGCCAGCTGCTTAAATTCCTTCGCAGCCTTCTTCGCGGAGCTGCCAGCCTTATCTGTGGAACTGGACAGGGAATCTGCCGCACTGGAAGCGCTGGACAGGTCGCTGGCTACATTGCTGACGCCTCCGGAAGATTTCTTTCCGGTAATCATATCCGTGAATGCCTTAAAGACATTCGCCAGCGTGGTCAGCTTGCCGATAATGATATTAATGACCTTGATGACCGGAGTGAGCAGATTAATCAGCCCCTGTCCGATGGTCGCTTTTAAACTATCGAACTGCAGGCTCAGGATTCTCACCTGGTTCGCCCAGCCATCGGAAGTTCGGGCGAAGTCCCCGGCAGCCGCCGTCAGCTGATTCTGAACGAACTGATAGCGCAGCGCAACCTTTTCCGCTTCCGACATCTGCGATGTCGTCTTTCCGAAGCCATTGGCCAGCGCATAGCTGTCCAGGGCTGTCTGTGTCATTACCACGCCCAGATCCTTCAGACTCTCCGTCTCGCCGGTAAATACCGACTTTAGTTTCGTGTAGGCTTCATCCTGCGAAATATTGTAGAAGGAAGCTACGTCACCAGCCAGACCGGTCAGAGATGTACCCATCTGATAGGCTTGCTCTTCCGTAAAGCCGAACGCCTTCGCCATCGCGCCGAAAGTACCGGTGTACTTCTTGGCCATTGTCTCCGACAAACCGAAGGAAGCGGCCGCTGACTTCGCGAACTGATCCACCTGGGCGCTCATCTGCGGGAACGTAACATCCACAACGTTCTGTACTTCCGACAGATCGGAACCAAGCTCAATGCAGGACTTTCCGAATTCTACCAGCTTCTTGACAGCAAAAGCGGAGGCAATCATAGCCCCCGCTTTCTTTGCCATATCCGCGATCCCTGACAGCTGCTTTTTAAACCCATTGGAGTTTAATGAGAGATCCAGGGCGATCTCTCCCACACTATCTCTTGCCATTTAACCACCTCCTCCCGCCATCTGAATCAGTGCCTGCTTAATATTCTCCAGAGCATCCGTCATTTCTTCTTTGCTTATCGTTGCCTTATTTCTGGCCATCCAGGAATCCCGAATCCGTCTCTGCTCCTGCGTGTAATGCTTCAGGATATCCGGATCAGTCTCCGACCGGATCGCCACCACACGCCCCAGAGCCGTCTCCGGCCCGATTCCGGACAGAAGCGCCGCGAACTCATCCCAGCGCATCTGTCGGAATTCCTGTGATGCCAGGCTAAGCCCATACTGTGACCGCATCGAAGACAGGATCAGGTCAAAGTCTTCGAACAGATCATAGTATGGGTCAGTCCTCTTTTTTCGCGGATACCTCGTCCATATCGACGCCGGTCACTGCGGATACGGCTCCCATGATCACCGTCTGGAAATCGTTGAAGCTCAACTTCATGGCGTCCAGCTTCTTCCTCTCCTTCTCATCAAAAAGGAGCTCGTACATGTCAGAGATATCCTTGGGCTTCATGTCGTCCCCGTTGCCCAGGCGCTGCATTACCTTCAGCATCGTGGGAGCATCTGCGTTCACCTCAACGGTTACATTCTTAATCTTCAGTTTGGGAGACTCCTCGAAGTTAAGCTTATCTGTAATATCAACAATCATGCTTTGCTCTCCTTACTCCGACAGCGTTGCTGCGGTGATCTGCGGCTTGCCGTTGCTCATTACATCAAATTCCAGCGGCGCCACATTGGTGGAATCACCGGAATACAGCGATGTTACGCTGATAACTGCTCCGGGGAAAGAAATCACAGTGCCGTCAGGGAACGTCCACTGGAAGCTCTTCTCCGCGTCTCTGCCGTTTACAAACGCCAGCCCAGCCACCGTATCATTACCGGGGTCGCCGATATTCCTTTTCGCCGTAACGGAGATCGTCACTGACTTGGCCGTCATCAATCTGCGGGTCCATCCTTCCGTGTCGAAAGGCGTCCACTCCTCCACGCCATTGTCAAAGCTTACAGAGAAGCTCTCGCAGTCTGCGATATTCTTGTACAACGCTTCCGCTCCGGATGCCGCCGTATCAATCTGAAACTGATTCTCATAGCAGGGCAGTACGCCCGTCTTCTTCTGTGCCATTCTCAATTACTCCTTTCATAGATCAAGTCCAGCCAGATCACCCGTTCATATACTCCGGCGTCATCCGGCCCCACATCCACCGGTTCCGGTACCATCAGGCGGATGTAATAAACTCTGGTACCTCCGATTGTCACATCCTCTGCCTGCTGCAGCTGCCGAAACAGCTGTGCCGCTTTTTCTTCTGTCTCCCTGGCGTTCTTATTCCAATGCAGCAGAAGGGAAAGCTGTTTGATATCGTAAGATGTGCAGTCCAGCCCGCCGATCGCAATATGTGCTTCTCCGGAAGGCTTTCTCTGGTACACGCCCAGAGACTTCGGCTTCTTGCTGTCCAGTGTTCCGATATAGTAATTCTCCGCACCAGCGAATCCCTTCAGCCAGTCGCGGACATCTGCAAGTCCGATCATACGCCGGCCTCCCTTCGGTAAAACTCCTTGAATGCGTTTTTGGCAAACTTCTGCTTTTTCCCTCCGGCCATCCACGGTTCATGCCAGGCGGCTCCCGCATTCGGGTTCTCATCCTTCTGGAACTCGTATTCCGGATGATAATACAATCGTCTGGCATACGGCGTGGCATTCACCAGGGAAACCGTCCCCTTCGAACTCTGCTCCGTATCCACAAAGGTACTGTCATTCTGCAGATTGCCGGTATCAAACGGCATCACCTGCGCCTGTACTTCTTCCGTATGCAAAGCCTCCGCGGTCTGCTCCAGCGCGCGGATCGATGCCTGTGTCAGCTGCCGCAGGCGGCCATTATTAATTCGGATTCGACTGTTTGCCCGCAATTCAGACCACCTCCAGTTTCGTATAATTCACACTGCCATCCGGGTTTCTGGCTTTGGTTCCCTGCAGAATCTGCCGCGTCTCCTCTCCGATCACTACGATTCCGGAAGAAATCACTGCCAGATCCGGCGCAATATCACCGGGGAAGACCGCGACCCCGGAGAGCTGCGTATACTGCTTCTCTCCCGTCCGCACAATCTTCGCGCTGTCCTGCCAGTTGCACATCAGATCCGCCGTAAGACACAGCAGCGGCTCGCCGTCTTCGGATACTCCCTCCCGGTTAAGCTCCACATGGATCGGCGTCCGGCATGTCCACGACGGAACCAGCTGAGGATACTTCATAACAACTACCTCCCGATTCCCCGGAACGTCAGTCCGGTCTGTTCCAGAAGACTGTACAGCTCGCGCGGCATCGCCACGCCTTTATCCAGGAATACATTCCATCCGGCGGTCAGCGTCATGCTTACGCCATTGATCGAGTACGAGGATAACGCGCAGTCCAGCGCCTCCCGGTTCTCCGCCTCGAAGTCTGCCTGACGGCATACAACTTCCCGGATCACATCCTGCTGAAACTCCGTTAATGCAGAAAATCCCCGACCTACAATGCGGCTGTAAGTCAGGGAATCAATATGCCGGCTGGCGTCCCGGAGCCGGAGGTCAAGCTCCGATTCCGGGATCGATGTGCCCCGGTACGTCTCCAGATAGTACTTCGGTGTCACATACGCCTTATATGCCATATCTGTCTCCTTATCAGGTCGTCTCCGCGGTATCCACATCGACGAAGATGCTGTCGATCTTACCGTCCAGGCCGTTCGGGAGAACAAAGGTATCCGACAGACTGCGGTTCTGGTACAGATAGCCGTCACCCTTGGTATGTGCGCCGGGCTCGAAGAAATAGATACTGGAGATCTTCGGAACCGTCTTACAGGTCTCCAGGCAGGCCACAAGAACATTGATCTTGTGCGCGCCGGTCACTCCATCGCCCGCTCCGGTATCCGATTCCGCCTTCTTCGCTCTCGGCTGGAATCCACCCTTCTCCGGCTCCCAGTCAAAGGCGTCATAGAAGCGCTCATCATCGATGACTTCCATCACGGTCACACCGTCAATGTCTGTAACACGGGTTTCAATTCCCATACCGCCTTCCGCAATCTGAGTCATCTCAATCTTGCGGGTGAACTCCGTGGACTGCTCCAGCGCATCCATGATCGCGGAAGTCACATACATAATCAGGGAACCGTTCGCCTTGTAACGTCTCAGCTTGCCCTTGCTCAGAATGTCCTTCAGCATCCCGAAGACCTTGGCCTTCGTATATCCGGCTGCTGCTGTACTCGAATGGTAATCAGCCTCTTTCTGCGCTGCCTGAGCCACTTTGGAGAAGAACAGTGCGTCCGTCTCCGGCACCACATGCGTCTGTTCGAAGACACGGCTGATGTTCTGGATCGATGCGGTGGAGTTGGTCTCATCCACATCCGCCTTATCCACCAGAAACTCAATGTCTCTGTCATGGGCCAGCGTGTAGGGAACATCCTTCTGGGTGTACTCGCCGGTATTCCATCCGCCCTTCCGGCTGTGATTCTTAAAGCCGGTCGTGCTCATCTGGGTAAAATGGAAGGTCTTTACGCCCACCCATCTTACATTATCGGTTACAAAGGGAGAAGTCAGAGTTCCCTGAATCAGGATCTCCAGCAGCTCCGGACTCCATGCTTCTGCGTAGTTTAAATTCGGCATTGTTTATGCTCCTTTCGTTTGATTCGTGTTAATGAAACCGGTTCCATCGCTTTGTCGGCATCGGAGTCGGAGGATTGCCTCCTTTCGGCTTCTCACTGCCTCCGCCGGTCCCGATCTGGACAAAGCCGTGCTTCGAACCTTCCGTCGGCTTCAGCGCCGGAACATCCTCCAGCACCTGGTTCAGAGCCTTCTTCATGGCTTCGTCATCCACCTTGCCATCCTGTGACAGGCAGTTCGTCAGATCCGCCATCTTCAGCAGGTATGGAATCGTCCTGGCATCCATCCCCATCTCGATCGCGGATACCGTGGCTGCATTCTCCAGCAGCAGGCGCCTGCTCTCGGCCTGCGCGGCGTTAAGCTGTGCCTGTATGGCCTCCACATTCGGCTGAGAGTCTGCTTTCTGCTGCTTAAAGGCAGCGATCGCGGCCTCCGCATCCGCCTGGGAAAGTCCCTGCTGCTTGAAATAGTTCTTCAGCACAGTGTCTTCCGCTACGTTCTGCTTACCCTGGATAATACCGGCCAGCTTCTCATAATCGAAGCTCGGAGGTGTGATGTTCTGGCCTCCCTCCTGCTGGTTCTGGCCGGAAGCTCCTCCTGCAGGATCACCTGCCGGCGGCTCCGCTCCGCCATTTCCATCGGGTGCGAAAAAGAAAATGGTCTTCAGTCTCATGGTCTTCGTGCTCCTTTCAGTTTTCGGTGTGTCTCACCATGTCAGTTTTATGGGTGTCTCCCGATCAGTTGTTATCCCGGTGTCTCCGCGTAGTTTTACGCCTTCGGGCAAAAAGAGTAAAAAAATAACACGTTATTGAGTTACTAACTCGTTTTCGTGTTACTTAACTCAATAAACGCGTTGTTATTGCATTTTATGACTTTCTATGACTTCGTTATAGCTTTTCTAGGACTTATTCCTCATAAATAATATCCAATCCATAAGCTTCTGCAGCGTCATGCTCAATGCGGCAGCCGCGTGCCTGTTCCCAGCCCTTGCAGAAATACGCTGCATGACACAGGCTCATATTCTCCAGCGATTTCGCCAGAAAGCACAGTGGAATATTGACCACTCCTCGCGCCTTCATACTCTCATTGCTGTGCCATTCGTCTGTGAACAAAGTATTTACAATCTCGTACCCTTTCTCTTCCAGTGACTGAATTGCCTTCTCTCTAGTAGCAACGATCTCTTCATCGGTCTTGCCAGCCATTGGCTGTGATAACATTGCTTTCATCTGTGTTCTCCTTTCTTTACTCTTCCGTAATGCAAGTGTTTGAAATCTTGCCGTATACATCTTCGTACAGTTCCTGCTTATCGCCATTATACGTATACTCCGCATAGATTCCGTCTCCGCTGACCGTGGTACTTGCCAAGCACTTATAATTCTGGATGGTTTTGCAGCTCCATACGATATACACATTGCTCAGATCAATCGGTGTCTCCGGGCGGTTTCTGTTGTACCATTCAACCAGCTTCTTCTTGCATACGCTTTCATAGTGGCTCATTCCTGTAATGATCATATGTTCTCCTTTCCTGGCATAAGAAAACCACCCGCCAAGGTGGGGGTGGTTCAGCATTTTATACAAACGGCCAATTTTCGTCCACAACAACTTCGCCTAAACGTTTTTCTAATCTTTCACGTTCTTCCGGCGTAAGTGTCCCGTTTTTCTTTTTTTCATTAATCTCATCTAATATTTTTACCTCTTCATCTGTAGGCAAACGCATTTCATTCCCCTCCATCTCTTATAGCATCCAGTAATTTTTCTGCAAATACATTCGAGTTTTTCACAGTAACACTTTCTGCTATAATTTCCGTATAAGCAAGGTCTTTATATCCCTTTAAGGCATAGCCGCTCAATTTATCTTCTAAGCCTTCTTCTTTTGGCAAATTTTCTTGAATAAAATTATATATCTGTTTATCAATACTTTTCTTTGCTTCATCATACGATATATTTCTTGCATTTGCAAGGGATTTTACGCAATCCTCATAATATTTGTGCCCCAGTTCATGTAAAAACGGAGCCTTTTCCGTTGTATTGGCAAACCAGCCCTCCTTACCATTTACAAAATCTAGTATTTTTTCTTTTGTATTATACTTACTGTTCATATAAAAGATGCCGCTTGACGATTGATAACCACCGATCGCTCGCGGATTTATTCCATATTTATTGAAATCAACCACAGCAATTTTAGGCATCTGAAATCCAGACGGTAAATCCTCTTGAATCTTCCTTAACATCTTTTCTGTAAGTCGCACAGCCTTACTCTTTCTATTCGTATCATCGCTAAACAGATTAAATCGGCTGTTTTTAACTCGCTTCACAGGTATCGTAACGGCACCTACTCCAAGCTCAGTTGCTTCACCAAATTCAGGCCGGAAGCTATTGGACATATAGCTCATTTCTTCCCAGGCATTTTTCCTGGCTATATACCGCTTTTTATTCTCCGGGTCCAGCGAGTAATCTGCCAGCCGTCCGAACTTATCCTTTTGCCGCTCTGCATACTGCTTCTGAGCTTCCTTCCGGTTGTCATTCTCGATCTGCTTCAGTTCTTTTCTTGTGAACTTGCTGTCCGGCGGCGTGCTGATCCCCTCAAAGTAAGTCGTATGGCCATCCTTGCATCGCGGATGGTACAGCCCGGCTGCGATCGCCGTACTCATCAGCGGATAAGGCCCGTCTTTGCGACTGCCTCCGCTCCACACATCATCAATCAGTACCTTTCCTACCCAGGGCAGGCACTTCGGACAGGGATTTCCGCGCTTATTCATGATTACCGTGGAGACGCCCCATTCCTGACGCTTCTGCCCCTCTCCCTGAAGCTTTGCTCGCTTGCAGGCGGTACGAATCGCCATATCCGCATAATCAGAGAGCGTATGCCTTGCGCCGTTCTTATACTGGACACAGTTCAGACCGGCTGCCAGCATGTCATGCGTGGCCATGTCCACAGCCTTCTCATATGTACCGGCTCCGCTCGCGGCATATACCTGCGCATCGAATACGACTCTCCGGTACTGGTCGTTCGCCATACGAAGAATCGCTGTCTCCGCGGTTCGCATATCGTTCGTTGTCGCCTGGATCAGCGCATCCAGCTTTCTCTGATTCACTCGGAAGAAGTTGCCCTGGATCATAGCATCCGGCAGATGACTATATCCGGTAAAGCCCCGTCGGATGGCATCCAGGATTTCTTCTTCCTGCTCCATGCCTCCGGTCTCGTGTGCGGCCCGGATCGCGTTCTCAATCCGCTGATTCAGAGAGGAGAACTGTCTGCCGAATTTACTCTGATTCTCTGCCCGGTAATGTTCCAGGCTCCGCAGCTGCTCTGCCTGCCACTGGCTCCATTCATAGCCGTATGCGCTCTCCTCTGCCCGGTGCCGGTCCATATTCCGGATCATGGATGCGATCAGCTCTTCTTCGATTCGCTCGAAAGCCCGTGAAATGTCGTATTCCTCTGCCATCCGGTTTATCCTCTGTTGCTATGTACCTGAAAGCCCTGGCCACGGTATTCCCGGATCTTCTGTTTCAGCTGTGTAAGGCTCTCACAGGGATCGTTCCGGAGTTCCGCGTAATCGTCTTTCTCTACCGCATAAATGCCAAAAGGGACCTGCTCAGACGCTACTCTGAGAAGTCCCCGGTATTCCTTCCTGTTTATCTGGTACAGGCGGTTCATCACTCTGACCTTCATCATCCTTGATCTGTACTCCTTCTGTGCTGACCTCCGGTTCTGAGAGCTCCGCAATGCCCTGCTCTGCCTTCAGTCTGGCAACCTCTTCCGCTTTCCACTCTTCATCCCTGGAATCGCCGTACAGCTCCTCCACGGATGCTTCAATACTCATGATGCCTCCGGTCTTGCCCTTTGATACTGTCTCCACCTGAGACTCGAAGGAGGGATTCGCATATTCGCCGAACGGAATATCCACTTCCACCGGCTTCATCGCCTGACCATTCAGCAGACGCCAGGCATTCACACACGCCTCCACCACCTGCGGAAGTGTCTCCTGCAACGCCTCTACGATTGCATTGCGGGTATACAGCGTTGTCTTCTCTTTCTCCCGCTGTGCTTCCGCATTGTCCAGCTTCTTCGTATCGATTCCCAGTGTACTGGGACTGATGATTCCCTGCAGGCACAGATCCAGCGCCGTGATATACGATGCCAGGTAACTGTCATGCGGAATTGCCGGCTGCTCCGTGTTGATCTGGTTCTTACCGCCTTCCGCCATGTTGTCACCGGATGCGATGAAGCGGTTATCGAAAGCGTTCGGATGCAGGAAGGTACCTGTCTCCGGATCCCTGGGAATACAGGATTCCGGGATGTATGTCTTAGCTCTTCCGGCTCTCAGCGCATCCATCCACTGTGACCATGCCTCATCTACCGCATCGAAGCTGTCCAGTTTGCTGTCAAATATAGAGCCACCGCGTCCTTCATACTTCGCTGACTTATACACACGGAACGGAATCGCCATCATCAGATCTTCATCAAAAGTCCAGTCGCTCAGTCCTTTTGTCTGCTCCAACGTATCCAACGGAACCATATTCTCACCTGCATACAGCTCATTGCGGATATAGCCTTTTCCGTAATGTTCACACAGTACGTACTGGCGGCCTTTCGCCTTGTATGGCGTCTTGAAGATGACTTCCTGCAGGCGCTTCCGGTTGTAAGTCAGCTCGATCTGATCTCCCGGATACCATTCCAGGATCGGATACTGGCTCAGCGTTGTGTCAAAGGTCACTTTAAAAGCTCCGTCACCCACTACAAGGACATCCTTCAGAACTTCTTCCAACAGCGACCGCAAATGATTTTCTTCGTCAATAGCGTTCCAGAGCTGTTTGGCTCCTGCATCATCGAAATCAAAATCATTCATATCCGGCAGGACAATGCTTCCAAGAATCCGTACAATCAGGTGCGGAATACCGATGTGCAGCTTCCGGATCTCCATGCCCGGAGAGCTGTGTGACGCCCAGAACTTGTATTTATCCGCATAAGAATTGCACTGAGCATACAGCTGATCCAACTCGTTGCTGTCGCCCCGGTACCAGATCCGGTTCATAATTGCGGATAATTCAAAGTCCGCCATCTCCATGATGTTTATGCTGTACTTCGCTGCCGTCTGGATATTCAGCCAGCTGCGAAGGCCTGTCTTGATCTTCTCCATAATGCTCAACTTTCTTCCTCCCTGAGACCAATCATGGACCGATATGGAATCCATCCGTACTGGTTCGCGTTGATCGTGTGGTCGTTTCTGTCTTCGGGCATGTCTTTATCTTCTGCCCAACTGTATCGTTCCAGTTCGCTCAGATGATTCACACAGGTATCCAGTACCAGATAATCCCCTCGCTGAATCCATCCCTGCTGCAACTTGATACGATCCAGGATGCCGAACTTCTTATAGGCGTCCCAGAAATTGTACAGGCATCCGTTCAGGCGCTTGTACTTCGCCAGCTCTGTCATGGTGGCCTGATCGGCGTTGTCCACGAAGATATCTTTCGCAAATCCCCATTCCTTCCGGCACTGCTCCAGGAAGGATACCAGTCTCACCGCCACATCGCTCGGCGCGATCGGTTGATCCAGGTTTTTGTTATTGATTACATTCTCTGCCAGCGTAATCAACTTGCGGTCTATCGTGATCCCCTGGAAGATCATTGCGATCGTATCCTGAGATTTCGAAGAATACGCCGTATCCAGTCCGGCGGTAAATTTCCGGAAGGCGATCCGCTCATCCTCGATCTGCTGATGCAGCCATGCTGCCGATACCACATGCTTCTTCCGGTTGAAGCCAGGGAATACCAGGCCGGTCGCTTTCCCTCTCAGCCCTTCGATCTTGTTCTTATAGATTTTCGTGCCTTTGGGTGTATTGGATACTATTTTCTTCAGCTTCTCTTTACTGAGTCCCAGATTATGGGTAAAAGAAAAGAACCAGTGAACCCATCCGGGTTTTGGTTCTTCTTTTAGTTCGTCTCGTATTTCCCTGGGCGTCTCTGATTCCCATTCCGGCAATGGCCGGGAGCAGTTGATAAACTCCTTGTATATTGGCAGATTCGGATCATCCGGGTTCAGCGTTCCGATCAGGTAATCGCAGCGCATCGCCGCTTCTCGTACAAAGTCAATATCCGCTGTATTGATCTCGTCGATGTACAGACATCCGTACTGTCCGCCCAGCGCTTTCTGCCATTTCTTCCGGTCGCCATATCCCATGACATACACGATCTTATCTCCGCAGGATGTATGGAACAGGATATGCGGAATCTTATCTTCCTTCGTACCGTTGCCGTTGTATTCTGCCAGAACTCCGAAATCATCCAGGATACCCAGATCCTTATTGATGATGTTCTTCTCTGCGCTGCCGATGTCCTTGGCCGCAAGGATATGCAGCTTCTTCGGGGATTCTGCTACTTTAAGCATGAACTTAAACAGTCCTACCGTGGTCTTGCCTGCCGCTGTGGTTCCTTCCAGGAACTCTACCGGCGCGTCACACCGCAGGAATGCCTTATACTTATCCGAAAGCAGCAGATGTTCGGTTCCCATACACTACTCCCGAAGCTGCTGAATCAGCGCGTCCAGCTTGCCCTGTTCCGCCTGCAGTCCGGAGAGTTCCACACGGTCTGTGAACATTCCCAGATGCCTGCCCAGAAGCTCCAGTGCCTTCAGCTTGGATGTTACCCGGAACTCGGTTTCTCTTACATAGCCGTTCTCCGTCTCGATTCCCTTGCTTCGAATCCATTCAATACCGGCCATATCATCACGGGAGACATTCTCTTTCAGGTTCCCGTGCTGATCAATAATGTCGCTTATATTCAGGAACGCGATCTTCGCCAGCTCATTCACGACACGTTCCTGGCTGATATTCGTTCGGTTCGAACGCGCTGTCATCGCCCTGGAAATTGCTTTCTGGATACTAACATTTACTAACAGGCGCGCTCCCTGCTCATTCGCTGTCTTTGCCGAATATCCGGCCCGTATTGCCGCCTGAGTGGCATTCAGATCGATCAGGTATTCTTCCACAAATCTTTTTTGTTTTTCTGTCAATGCCATTCCGGCGCTCCTTTCTCTCCACGAAAAAGCCGCCTGACATTTCTGCCGGGCGGCCTCTAGGAGGAATTTACTTTATGACTCACGATGGTGTCTGCTTTGTTTTGGTATGGCCTCCCGTGAAGGAAGCCTGTGGGGTAAAAAGAATAAGTTTCCAGGGGAAAACTCGTCTTATGGAAGCTCCAAGGGCGGAACCCTTTTTGCCTGATTATATTGTACAACGACTTTTCCGACCTTTCCGACCTTTTTTTATTTTTTCCAAATTTTTTTCAGGTATTTGTCCCGAACATGTAACCTTGGATAATCCGGGTTACCGTGATATCCAAGCTTGGCGGCGATTTTCTCCCATCCAAGGCCTTCGATGTAATACATCCGGAAGACGCAGCGGGTGCGGCCGTCCTCGATCTCTTCAATCCATCGTTCCACCGCCTGGCAGGTCTCCTGTTTCTTCTGCAGGCTTTTCTGCCTCCGCTCATATAAAGGCCAGTCGAAGCCGGATACACTTTGCGGCCGGGGATAGCCCTTCTTGTAATCCATAATCACGCTGGTTCCGATCCCAGCTTCCCCCTGCAGCATGGTTTCCAGTTCCGCCTGCAGGATCGGAATGTCTGCCTTGGTTTTCCGGTACTCCTCCAACATCTTTTTCGTTACTTTTCCCATTTTGCCTCCTGCTTTTCGTAAAGAGTTAAAAAGCTCATAAAATTGTGCTTTTTCTATTGGCAGGCACATATTTATGTGCTATAATTATATTATCAACAAGGAAAGGAGAACGGTCGATATGTCAAGAAGAAACACCAGAAGAACAGAGAACCTGATCAGCACTCGACCGTAAAAGTAAAATGAAAGCCTTACGTTTTGATACCCTGTTTTTATTGGCTGCTGTGATCTGTGCGCTGGCTGCTGACTGGTCTGTTCCTTCCTGCGTCCTGCTTCTCAGTGCATCTGTTTATACGCTGGCCAATGTCATTCCGCAATTATGGAGGTATTCCCATGAATCTAAAAAGCATCAGAACCAGTAAGGGGCTCTCGGTTCCGGATCTCGTGAAGCTGAGCGGTGTTCCCCGGCGAACGATCCAGGAAGTAGAGAACCGTGATGATTGCCGGGTCTCTACCGCGATCAAGCTCGCCGATGCTCTTGGTGTCTCTCTTGAAGAGCTCTGCAGAGATACAAAAGAATCATAACTCTGTGCTTCCCCGGCCGGTGTCATGCCTGCCGGGGATTTCTCTACCTGCTTTCCTCTGCTGCCTTTAACAGTTCCTGATGCCTGCTTTTCAGCTTCAGGATCTCCGCCGGAGTCAGACCGGTGTTCTCATACTGTGCCAGGCGGTCAATCAAGACCTCTTTTCGCTGCGGTGACCAGTAGCCGGGCTTAATGCCATTGCAGCGTTCATGTGTCAATCTGTTCATTCTCTGCCCTCCTGCGTTCGTCTATTTCCTTCAGGCGCTCCTGCATCCGCTTTTTCTTCTCTCGCTCCTTGCACCGCGTCCAGCTGCTCAGCGATGAATCTGCCGCTTTCAGCTCATCGATGCAAATACAAACGTCCACCATCTCCTCTACCAGATCCGCCCTCAGCTGATCCAACGTCTTGTATACCGGATTTTCCCCGCGTTCGTATCGTGCCAGCTTCAGGCAGGCCTGCGCCAGCTCTGCCGCTTCTTCCGCGGTCTGCTCCAGCATGGCCGCCTTGCCGATTGCCTCGTACAGCATACTTTCTCCTCCTGCGTGCTTCTGCTTCATCCTATGCCTCCCGCACCTTCATCCGCAGCAGCTCCTGCCAAGTATAACTTTCCTTCAAGCCATTATAGCGCTGGAATACAGCTACATGCCGGTAAGCGCCAATCAAAGTGACCTGCTCCTTATGCAGTGAGATAACACCTCTCTGTACAAAGTCAACCGACCGGACCGGCAGCTTATACTTCAGCCCGACTCTGTAGTATTTTCTCACAGCATCGATCGCCTGCGGGTATATGGCTGCGCTGTCCAGTTCTGCGGTTGTCTGGCGTGGAGAAGTCCCCGTCTCAACATGCTTTTTGTGTCTGTCAACTTTTCTTTCCACTGTCCGCCGCGCTTCCGGATTCTCGTCATACCAGAGCAGCTTTCTTTCGATCTCTCTGGCCAGACGCCTGGTAGGATGCGCCTTACCGCTGATATAACGCCGAATCGTGATTACTGTAATTCCGGTCTGATCTGCAAGCCACTGGTTCGAAAGCCCTCTCACTTTCAGCTCATCTTTCAGCCAGGAGCCGAATCCGGTATTTGCCCAGGACATGGGGCGTTCCTTGCTCATCTCTGCCATCAGCTGGCTCACGACATCCGGCGCAGGCATGATCCGTCCGTTCTCGTATGCGGATATCGTTGCCATGCCAATATTAACCGCAACGGCCAGTTCTTCCTGCGTGATCCCGCGCTCTCTGCGGTATCTGCGCAGCGTTTTCCCGATATTACTGTCTATGTTCACCTGCTCCATCTCTTATCCTCCCGTGTCGTCTAGTTTACAATCCTCATCAGGGCATCATAATCCGTCCCGCGCTGGTCAAAGTTGTGAAAGCGGTTCGGTTTGGGCGCAGCTATCCCGTTTTGCACAGGACTCGTCCCATTACGGGCATGATCAGCTGCCGCCCGTGACAGCCAGGAACCAAGAAAACGCTTCACGCCCTGCCGGGTCTTCTGCCTGGCCGGATTATCCCGGCACCAGCGCGCGGCCTTCTGACATTCATGGACCACATCAAGACCAGGATACAACGCCTGATACTCCTTCAGGTCGGATTCCGGGATGGAATACAGTGATCCGTCCTTCAGCGGGATTGCAACCGCAGGTTGAGGCGAAGCCGAAACGCTTTCTTTTGAGACTCCGAAGGAGTCTTTTTCTTTTAAATCATTATCATACTCATTATCATTATCGTGTGCGTTTGCATCCGATCGCATACAGTTGCTCTTATTTGCATCTTCCGGAATACTTTCGCATACGTTTTCGACTTCCGGTGCATTCGGCGCATCCGACTCCATCTCTGCGGAGTCTTCTTTCTCCGGTTCCTGATCTGCGGCGTCATCCTGCGCGGCAGTCTTCGCCTCAGCTGCTTCCTGGGCGCTCTTTTTCTCATTCCAGCGGGCAGCCGCGCTCTTCCGGTTATTCTCACAGCGGTTGTTATACTTTTTCTCGTCTACCGCCATCTGCTGGGCGATACCTGCATATACAATCCCTGCTCCATACGATAGATCGCTGTCTGCGTCTTCTTCCCCGGCAGCCAGTGCGAATATCGCCTTCATCAGCGCTCCTGCATCTTCATCTGAAAGCTTATTCACCATAGCGCGGTAGGAATTATATAAAATAAAGCTGGCTTTGCTGACCTTATCCCTGTCTTTATCCATTCTCGTCTCCTCCCAGATCCAGCATCATCTGTCCCGGCATCTCACGGAATCGCTCCATCTGCTTTCTCAGCTTGCGATCCATTGAGCTGCCCTTCCTCTTCTCCTTCTTCGCCCGGCTAAACGTCTGATTGATGTAAGCTCTGCAGTATTCTTCGTCATCCGGAAGCTTCGGAAGGAAGTAACCTCCTCCGTGCTGATCTGCAATAATCAGATCATTATCCGACTGGAAATTGAGCCGGTTCACCATATTCCGGAATACCCTCTCGCTGACTCCTGCTTCTTTCGCTATGATATGCCGGCTTCTGGCATTTTTCCTTCCGCGCGGAATGTATTTCAGGATATCCTCATCTCTCATGTTCCTCTACCTCCACTTTAATGTCGCAGATGTTTCCGTCTCCACAATCTCAATCTCAATCCGTGGATTCTCCTTATCGACAAAGAAATCATCGGAAAAGCCGCTGATATAATTCCAGCTGTCATCCGGAAGCCATCCGCCCACAACCAGCGCATCCTGAAATATCTTGTGGAAATACCCTGAGATATTATCCTTGTCACGCCTTGCAGACGGCTCATAAAAGTGATATCGGATATAGATCGGATATCTTATCCCTTTCTGCCGGAGAACAGGTCTCAAAGTCGCAATCAGCGTTCCCTGATCCTGCTGTTTCATAGTATTGGCCTTATTCCATTTTCCCTTTCCGGTACGATTCGCGCTGATAAACTCATTCATCCCGGCAAAGCAGCCGGGAACTATCACATGTATCACTGCAGACTCACCCCTGTCTCTTCTTTTACCAGGGCAGTAACCTGTGCTGTCCCTTGCTCTTCCCTTTTCGCAAAGTTATGTTCCTTTCGCGTATAGTACAGCCTGCTTTCCTCCCAGTCCGGATAGTGATTCCGCAGATAGGTTTCGAAAATCAGCTTCATCTCCTGCCGCTTCGGGCTATGATCCAGCATCCGGTGATGATAGATACACCCCTTCGCAAGATTCTCCGGAATTCCCAGACCGCCGGAGCTGCGTGAGACAAAGTGCATAATCTCCATACAGTACATCTCCGGACGATACCCCTGCGGAATCTCATACATCGCCAGACAGAAAATACAGCCGGAATCCCTCTCATTCACAAGCCTCCTTACAGAAGTCGGGATTTCACAGGCTTTCGTTCTTTTATTTTTCATGTAAATCCTCCATCAGATCTCTGACCAGCTGCGGATCTGTCACAATGCCGAGAGCATTTGCCTCATCAATCGTCCCGCGGATCAGCACGGCCATCTGTGCGGAGTTGTATTCGTGCGATGGCATAATCTCCAGATAATAATCATAGATTATCCCGTCCGTCTCCTCCGTCCGCAACCAGCGGCCATAGATATGTTCCTTTCTCAGATCCACCTGCGGCAGTGCCCGGATCAGAGAAGCGTTCCCATCCTCCTGCATCCTCGGAAATCCATAACGAAGCATCAGATCATAGTGGACACTCTCCGTATCTGTCTCCAGCACAGCCGCAATCCGTGAACAAAGTACCCAGTGGTACGCATTCGCTTCCAATGAACGTGGCTTCCTGTATTTCTCAATCTGCACGACCACGTCATCTTCCAGCAGTTTTCTGCTCTGATTCGCAATTTCCGGAACAGCCGGCACTGCCAGGGTAATCAGATATCTCTTCGTCATCATATCCGCGCTGATTCCTGAGATCTGTCCTATCAGTTCCATCAGTTGAACGGCAGGTCTACATCATCGACGCCGTCAGGTACCTGCATGAAACCATCCCCGGACGCCGGAGGCTCTGCGTTCTCCTCCTGCTTCTTCTTACTCTCGGCAAATTCAATCTCTTCCAGGATGATCTGCACGCTGTACACCTTATTCCCATCCCGGTTCGTATAGCTGTCATTCTGCAGATGGCCGACTGCCAGAACCTTGGTTCCATGCTTCAGATACTTCTCAGCAAACTCTCCCAGCTTTCCGAAGGCGGTGCAATTAAAGAAGTCCGTCTCGGCTACGTCGCTGTTATTCTTGTTCTTATACTTCCGGTCAACCGCCAGGCTGAAGCTGGCAATAGCCATCTGGTTGTCCTGGCCTCCGTAACGGATCAGCGGGTCACGCGTCAGGCGTCCCATCATAATCGTTTTGTTCATTCTTCTCTCCTCCTATTCCGTAATTGCGGCAACCTCCACATGATTTGCTTTCGCTGTCTGCTCCGCCCTCTCCTGAATTTCTTTCATACTCCCGCCCCGCAGCACTTCAATGTTGCCGTATACTCCGGAAGGAAATACAAACGCATCTGTATAACGCACGATTGCACTGATGTCCTTCCGTTCCTTCTCACTATTCATCTGTCTACCACTCCATACTCATACGATCCAGGCGGCTGATCAGCTCCTGCACCATCTTTTCCTTGCCGTCATCCGGATGATCCTCCTGCCATTCTTCCAGCACTGCGATCAGATGACCAATCTCGCTTCTGTCTTCAAATAAAATCGAATCCGTAGATGTTCTCATTCTTCCTCTGCCTCCTTCTGATCCGGCAGTCTCCCGCAGAAATACAATTTCTGATATGCTTCCTCTGCCGTCAGGTACGCGTTTTCTGCATTTTTCATATCATCCTTTGCTCTCCGGATTGCTTCCGCCCTGGGAAGCATATCCCAGAGAACAATCATGCCAAATTTTGCATACAGCTCTGCGATCTGTGTCCTAGCCTCCTCAGAGCTGTAATGAAAAGACGGATGATACAAATATACCTGGGTAATTACCCTGAATTCCTCTTCCGACGGCTTATTAATCGCCTCACCCAGCAGGTCCTCCTGCTGATAAAGCGCTTCCATGAATTCTTCGTGTGTCATCTCTGAACTTTCGCCTCCGCAAACCTGTCTTCCCAGAACTGAACAATCTCCTCCGGCATTTCCGTTATCCCCGTTGAATCCAAATGAATCGCTGGCGCATCCGGAACGCCTTCCCCGCAAGCCACACCAAGAGCTATCACTCCCGGCACAAGCACTTTTCTCACGTTAAACATGCCAGGAACGAAATATACCTCGCTGTCCGGGTTAAACTGCTCCAGAAATTCCACCAGATCCTTCGTCTTCATCTTCTCTGTATTCCTCCTTAATCTTTCCGTTTTCGTCCAGGCGTTCCTTCCGCAGCTTTGACAGCAGCGTATGAACACTGGATACCTGCACATTACATTGTTTTGCGATGTCCGGAACCTTCACGCCCTGCATATACAGACGCCACACCAGTTCCTTATCGATCTTCTTCCTTCCGGGTTTCCTTCCGGGCCTCCCTTTCGGCTTCTCAGGCTCTGACGCTTTCGCAGCAGCTTCCGGAAGCTTCCTCGTAGCAAAGAACTTGATGGCCTCCAGGCACTCCGGGCAGAAATCCATCTTCGGAAAAGGTGGATTTTGGCCATAATCGGCATATGTATATACCAGCCGAAAACTTACCAGGTCATTGTCCTTCTCAACCTCTTTCCCGCATCGATCGCAGGTATACACCGTCTTCCTCATGCGCTCACCTTCGGCACTCTCAGCCCGGCCGAAATCCGCTTGATCGCGTCCCCGGCCTCCTTCAACTCGATTGCCTGGACAGCTGCCAGCAGAGCATCCAGGTTCTGCTCGGAACTTGTCCACCCGGAAGCCCGCGCTTCCAGGTGCTGGGCGATCAATTCAACTTTCGCTAAATTCTCCATCATATCCTCCTTTCATCTGCTCCTGCGCTCAGTGTCCGCTGCGCAGCATACAAAACAGCAACTCCGTCATAGAACGTTTTCGTGCTCCTTTATGGCAGGGTAATATAACTGATAATTTCCACATTTCTGGTCTTCCGTCCAACGGCGTCGGATTTTCAAATTCCGCTTCCGGCTCTGCATAATCCGGAATTGCAACCATTACACCCCACTTTTCGGAAGACTCCGGGAACTGTTCACGCAAATGCCTGGCAAACTTCCCACTTCGAAAATCCGGTAAAATGTCCTTGTAACACTCCATCGTGGTCACAATATAGTTCGTTTCTCCGAAGAAGTTCAGACCATTTCCACTGTAAACATCCTCCTTACAGCTCTTAACCTCATAACAGGTGAAGCTTCCCTTCTCAATCCCGGATACTGTCATCTGATTTTCAGGCAGGAACTGCATGTAATCCACTCGCTTCCCCTTGGTTGTCCACGGATCAATGCTGACCTCGCTGGCCCAGTATTTTCCTGCACCGTTAAGACGTGTGCTCACAAGCAGCTCTCCAAGGAATTTTGTTGTCTCTGCTCTCGTCATAAGTGTGCTTCCTTGAATCCCAATTAACAGTCATCCGACGTGATCCACACATAGATCCACGCCAGGCCGACCAGCCACATGGGGACCTGCATCGCCAGCCACGACGGTTCCCAGTCCGGCTGTTCAAATAAGCTGGTGGCCAGGATCACCTGCGCAAATGCTGCCAGCGTGATCAGCTTGATTCCTAATCTTGCAATCTTCAACTTCATCTTTCGCTTTCCTCCTTCAGATATGCTTGTCTCTCCTGCAGGGGGCTGCTTACGCAGTCCCCTCCTTCTCTACCGCTGTGAATCCGACAGATTCCATTGCCCGGCGTGCCAGTTCCCGATAGATCTTCTGTTTCATCTCTTCGGAAATCTCAGATTCCAGATACTCCTTCCCATCGATGATGAAGTGACGCACGACTTTTAATTTCTCATCTTTTCTTCTCATCTTTTCACCCCCGTTGTATTGTATGTGCTACTGGTTGGACACCTTTACTCTCTGTGCTTGTCTATTAACACATGCCAATCGCCCGCGCTGCCTTCTCCAACTCGTCCCACTTGTCGATATACAGCGACCAGCAGAATGATCTTGCCGTCCTTCCGCGGTCATTCTTCGAAAGGATCGCGTTGATTAGTTCTTCCTTCGTGAAACGTTCCAGGAAAGCCCTTGCTTCACGCTCTTCCATCTCGTACCTCCATAATCTCCTTCCACCAACATTGAATCATGTTCCAAAAAGCTTCTTCATGGGATTCCAGCTCTTCCGGTGCTGCAATTGCCCGGATGGTCGGCCGGGCGTCAATGTCTTCCATCAGCCACTGAATCACGCTGGCCTGATTCTGAGCCCTGTGCCTGAATTCTTCCTGAATGTGTTCCTTCAGAGCGTCCGCGTCAATCAGTCTCATCTCGCATCCTCCTTGCGTGCTATACAATCTGCTGGATGATGTCGCGGATCATCGCGATCCCGGAATCCGCAGCCACGTTTACTCTCTTAACACTTCCATTCAGGAATGTGGCTTCGACCTTCTCCGTCTTCGGATCATAATGCAGGGAAACCAGGTCATCCAGGTGCCGCGTCAGGCGCAGCACCGGAGCCAGTGCGCTACAGATGCGCTGCTTGTCCTCCGTGGGCGTTAGCTCCTGCAGTTGTTCCAATTCCTTCGCTTCCATCAGCTGCGGGGACTCCTGCTTCTTTGCCTCCGGCTCCACAGCCTTCCGCTTTGCCGTGATGATTGGCTGCGCTTCGAATTCGTCTTTCACTTTGCAGTGGTCTTTGTAAAAATCAACCAGCTGACAGCGATGATCTTCATATCTCCATCGGATGTGTTCCAGCATATGTTCGACTGTGCTTTTGCCATCAAACGGGCAGCTATCAAAGCCATTCACAATGATTGCGTTCGGATCCGTGTTAATGATCTGCCACATTTCTCTGGTATCATCCTCCTCAATAGTGTTGTACCTCGGATCTAACCAGAACGCTTCTGCGCCCCAGCTTCTCCCGTTCTTCCAGAACGCCACGTAAGCAACGCCCTCACGGAGTTCGTTCCGGAATCGTCCTACCATCGTTCTTAAACTTGCCATGTTGTTTCCTCCTGCACATTTTCGAAAATCTATTCTTCTTCGGTATCAAACAGGTAGTCGAACTTGCGACTAAAAAGTTTACATAAAGCTTTAATTTCCATAGTTGTAAATTTTCCTGTTTTTTTCTTATTTACGTAAGACACTCTTGAAATCCCAAGCTTATCCGCGACTTTCTGATCTGTGAGCTTTAATCGTGCCTGTTCTGCGTCTAAATTCCGGAACATTTATTACCCACCTCCTTTTATTATATGATAATTGCTTTTTGCAAACTTGTCAATAGTTCTTTACATTTTGTAAACTTTTTTATTGACAGGTTTGCAGGGCGTATATATAATCAAAGCAAACAGAGGAGGTGATCACTTTGGGAGAAAAGTTCAACGAGAATTTGAAAGTTGCACGTGAACGCAGACAGCTCACGCAAACACAGATGGCTGATGCTCTAGGAGTTGCGAAATCAACCTATTCGCTTTATGAAAGTGGAAAACGTGAACCAAATGTGCAAACTATAAAAAAGATATCTGATATACTAAATGTTTCCGCAGATGAGCTGCTTGGACTGATTCAAGAACCACAATTAAGCACCTTCGCAGCCCACTTCGATGGAGCCAAATATACCGATAGTGAACTGGAAGAAATCCTTCAATTCGCGGAGTTCGTTAAAAACAGAAAAAATAATCAGGGGTGATTTTTTTGAATAATCTTGAAATCATGGAGCAGGAAGCTGCTGACCGTGGAATAGAAGTTATTGACTATTATTTTGAAAGCGATCGCATTAAAGCTTTATATAAAGACGGAATAATTGCCATGAATATCAGAATGCGCTCTTATCGCCAGCGTGCCTGTATCTTGGCAGAAGAAATCGCGCACCATATTACTAACGTTGGCAATATCCTCGATCAGAGGGACGTTGCCAACCGCAAGCAGGAACGCCGGGCCCGTCTCCTCGCTTTCGATCGCCTGATTGGGCTCCAGGGACTGATCCAATGCTTCCTTGCCGGAGATCGGAACCGGTACGAGGTCGCTGAACGGCTGGAAGTCACAGAAGAATTCCTTGCAGAAGCGTTGGAAATGTACCGGGGAAAATATGGAGAAGGCAAGCAGGTAGGCAACTTCTGGGTAAGCTTTGAACCGTACCTTTCAATTGTTAAAATAGTTTGACGGTAAATAACAGTGTTTATTAAAAAACGGAGGTAGTTATCATGGGATTCCTGGATTTTTTCAAACCGAAACGATATGATATGGATACTCTTGAAGGCATTATGGCTATTCCGGTTCCGGCCAGAAACTACAATACCGGTAATGACCTCAACGATAAAATATATTATGTTCTGCAAAGGAAAGCCACTGAACATAAAAAAGCAGGACGAATGGATTGTGCGATCGCCTGCTTGCGAAAATCCAATGAACTTTCTGATTTCGAGGAGCGTCCACTCTTAATGGAGAAAGACTATCTTCGTTTACCTAAATATATTGAGCTTACCGGAAACAAAGAATTAGCTGCTCAGGAACGGGAAAATATTTATCGAAAGCATCCTGAATTTTTAGATAAACGAATCTCTAATTTGAAACGTATTCGCAAAGAATTAAGCAAATACAAACGGCTTAATGCAGATTATGTCTTTATAGAGACAAATAGTACATGCCCTATTTGCAGCCAGTATAATAGACAAACGTTTTCAATAAATAAGCGAAAGAAAAAATATCCTCCGCTTCCAAAAGAGTTTTCAGAGAAGGGCGGTTTTTGCCCGAATTGTATCGTGGGAATTTCTGCTTTTTACGATGGAATAAATACATTACCACAATAAACAACAATATTGACTATATTGAAACCGGGCACATTTCAACAGACCATTTTCGTGACCTTGCGAAAATGATACGACATATAATAGATTTACCAGGGGAGCCGGGAGGGCGTTGCTTGCCATCCGTTCCGATTTTTGCGGAAGGGGGTGGTGAGATGGTTACATACAATGATTTATTCACGTTTGTGATCATGATCTGCGCTGTTATTGCTTTGTTACAGAAGAAGAAATAGCGCCCCTGCTCTGCTAAAGTAAGGCGCTATTTCGCAGCTTATTTACCGGAGCGGATAGGCCACATCTATCGTTCCGGCTCTCTTGCTAAATCTATTATATGTCACTCAATCCGGAATGTCAACGGGCGAAAGGAGAATGATTATGGCAATTACAGAAATCTTTTATCCTTCTATTCTTCATCTGGCAGGCGAAGGGGGATACTGGATTTCTTTTCCAGATCTTCCTGAATGCTTTTCCGAAGCAGACAGCATAGAAGAAGCACATCAAATGGCGACTGAAGCACTTGATCTTGCTTTAAACAGTCGTCTGGAAACGCACGAAGAACTTCCAGAACCATCAGATATAAAACTTCTTGACTTACATGATAATGAACAAATTATAAATGTAACCTTTTGCTTTTAAATATTTCAGAAAATGCTGCATACTTGACAAGGCTTTCCGCTACTTCTATACTTACATATAGCTAGCGAATGACTGCTGTGCGGTCGGGGAAGAGCCTTGGGATTGTGTTCCAGGGCTCTTTTTCCATTTCAAAGAAATGTGGGAGGATTTTTAAATATGGAAATGAAAGTCGGCGCGGCCTATATCCGCGTATCCACCGACGGCCAGCTGGATCTGTCTCCGGATGCGCAGAAGCGTGAGATTCTGAAGTATGCGAAAGCGAACGGAATCATTATTCCGGAAGAATTTATCTTCGTGGAGAACTCCGGCATCTCCGGGAAGAAGGCCAGCCGCCGGCCGGAGTTTCAGCGGATGATCGCCACCGCCCGCCAGCGACCGACTCCGTTCGAGGCGGTGCTTGTGTGGAAGTTCTCCCGCTTCGCCCGGAATCAGGATGAAAGCACCTTCTACAAGTCCATGCTGCGGAAGAAGTGCGGCGTTGATGTGATCAGCGTCACAGAGCCGATCATGGAGGGAATGTATGGCCGCCTGATTGAGACGATCATTGAATGGTCAGATGAATTCTATTCCTATAACCTGGCGCAGGAAGTCCGCAGGGGCATGACAGAGAAGGCCATGCGCGGCGGCTACCAGTGCAAGCCTCCGATCGGCTACGCACCAACGCCGGACGGTGTGCCGGTGATCGTGCCGGATCGCGCGGCAATCGTGCAGCGCATCTTCCAGGAATTTGACCAGGGCTATGACCGCACCGGAATTGCCAGACGACTGAATGCGGACGGCTTCCGGACGGATCGCGGGAATACCTTTGAGAACCGGGTGGTTACTTACATCCTGCAGAATCCCTTTTACATCGGGAAGATCCGATGGAATTACGCCGCGCACGGTTCCCGGATCGCAAACCCGGAAGAAGAGATCATCCTGGTGAACGGTCAGCATGAGCCCATCATTGACGCCGATCTGTTCGATCGTGTACAGAAACGCCTGGCGGCAGTTCCTCATGTCACCCGATCGCGGGCGCCGTCCACCTGCTCACACTGGCTCTCCGGAGTGGTGCGCTGCTCTTCCTGCGGGAGTACGCTGGCACTCGGCGGACCGGCAGGCGGAAGATATTTCCAGTGCCACGCCTACGCAAAGGGCAAGTGCTCCGTCTCGCATTCGATTATGGCGAAGAAGCTGGAAGCTTCCCTTCTGGATGAGCTGCAGTCCACATTGCAGAGCGGAGATTTTGACTTCCGGATGCAGCCGCCGAAGACGCCGGATCGCGATGTTCGCACCGCGCTGAAGCGTATTGAACAGAAGGAGAAGAAGGCTCGCGAAGCCTATATGGCCGGAATCGATACGCTGGATGAATACCGGGAGATCCGGAACGCCCTGCGCGCAGAGCGGGAAGCTCTGGATGTGAAGCCGGAGATCATCAGCCGGGAAGAAGCCCGGCGCATCCTGCTGGGACGCATCCGGGAACTGGCTCAGATGCTGCAGTCCGGAGATTTCACGGATGAGCAGAAAGGCATGGCAGTTCGCAGCGTTTTTGAGAAAATCGTCTTCGACCGTCCGCACAATGCCCTTCATTACTTCTATCGCTACTCGTAAACACACGTTTTTCCGTGGTTTTCGGAAATCATATGTTACTGGCATACGGTGGACTGTATACCAGTAACATATGATTTTCTGCATTTCGCCCTTTTACTTTTTTATATATTATTCTATTGACAAACCAGATAAAAATCGTTTATCATGCAACTAAAGAGTAGTTGCATGATAAGGAGGTGTGAATTTTGAAGTATGAGTAAGCTGGAAAAGGCAAAAATACGAATAAAATCTCTTCCCAGTGATTATACCTATTCAGAAGCCAGAACCCTGCTTTGTCAGCTCGGTTTTTCCGAATTTAATAAAGGAAGAACGTCTGGCTCAAGGGTTCAGTTCTACAGGGAAGCAGATCAGGAGGTAGTATTGCTGCACAAACCGCATCCTGGTGATGTTATGAAGCAAGGCGCCGTTAAACAATTATTTAATTTTCTCACAGATTTAGGTGAATTGTAATGAATAATATATTAGAATATAAAGGATATCATACGAAAGTAGAGTACGATAGTCAGGATCATATTTTATATGGAAAAATTGAAGGTATCAATGATTATGTAAATTTTGAAAGCGATAATCTGGATGATGTAGAAAACGAATTTCACAGTGCTGTTGATGATTATCTTTCTTTTTGTGAAGAAGTCGGCAAGGCTCCGGAAAAGGAATATAAGGGTTCTTTTAATGTTCGCATATCTCCGGAATTGCATAAAAAACTTGCCCTTGTGGCATATAAAAATGGAAATAGCTTAAATAAGTGTGTAGAAGAAGCACTTTCTGCTTATGTTTCTGCTGACAGCAAAGCAACAGAAAGCTCCGATGGAATAACGCTTTCGGTTCCTTCTCCAGAAGATTACGAAGGTTCAAAATTCAGTGAACTTCCGCCGATTCATTTGGTATACACTGCACAAACTTATAAAAAGGTGGTGGAAAATTAATGATTAATAATCTTGAAGATTATTTTAAACCTGACCAGCGATTCTTTCTGGATAAGATTTCTTACAACCGTATGGAATCAACCTCCGGTACCCCTGCACGCATTTTAAATTGCATTGATCAGCTGGACGCATTTTTAAATTCAAATTCTGTAAAACTTGTTCTAACGCGAACATTAAAATTTGATCCGGAAGGAATTTTTCAGCTTTCAGTTTCTTTTGGAGTTGTTCTAACTTTCAAAGAGGAACTCAAGTCTGATCTCTCTTGGGATGAGCTTGATCTTGCAAAAGAATTTCGTCAGAATGGCCGATTTGCTACAGACAATCTGATGCGCCGGATCTGCCTTTTGATTGCCGAGATCACCTCTTCCTTTGGACAACCGCCGATCATTACTCCCGATGCTGTTGCTCCATTAGCTGAATGAATACAAGGCCACTGGCATAAATTCTGCCGGTGGCCTTGTATTTTATCATTTTTTGCTCTTATACTCTTCCGACTGGATGAATCCCTGGAAGACCTGCGCGCGGGTTCTTCCGGCGGCCAGTTCCTTCACCCAGGCATTCAGCCCGGCCTTGTCCGGCTCTCTTCCCAGCAGGAAGATGTAAAGCTCCCGCACGTAGCGGCGCCGGCCTTCGTCAGAGTCGATGACAGCCGCAGAGACCTCGTCCCAACTCTTCCCGCCGGCCAGCTGCGCCTGCCAGAAGGCAAGCCCGGCTTCATCCGGCATACGCCCCAGCTGCGTGACATACAGATCCGTCAGCTTCTCTTTCCAGGCATTTGTCCCCCGATCGGAATCGTCCTCCGGCAAGCCACGGCGTACGCAGATCAGGCCACGGTTATAGATCGGCGCGGCTACACTGCGATTCTGGCGGCTCTGGCAGTATTCCTTCATGTTCTTGCGGGTCGGCCCCACACCGGAGCCGTGGCCGGAAAGCTCGCCATTCCCTACATACATTTCCACATGGCCCACGTAGCCAGTGGTCTTGCGATCCGGATCAGTACCCCGGAAATACAGCAGATCACCAGGTAGAAGCTTATCCTCGTCCGGCACGCCGCCGCTGATCCCTGCGTCGATCGTGGTCAGCTTCTTGCTCAGCATCTGCGCTTCGGTGTTGTCGCCAATGTTGACGCCCAGCACCTGCTCATAAACCCACTGCTGCAGGCTGGAGCAATCGCTGTAGCCGCTGCTGACCTGGTCGCGCTTACTGCTCTGGGTGTACTGGTTCTTGCCTTCACGGCTCTTGATCTTTGCTACAAGCGTCGCTCTCTTCTCTTTGTTCGTCATACTACTGCCTCCTGCCGGTTAATCAAAATCATAGTCATTGGTTGTGCTGTTCTTCGCCGGTTTGTCATAGGTCAACGCCCGATCGGAATCAGATACGCCCTGTGTGGTCGGATCTGTCACAATGCCGACCATTGCCAGGATATTGATCACAAGACCGACCGCCTGAGTAACTTCCGATTCTGATACAGCCGGAACGATGCCAAGCATACCGAGGATCTGGTAGATCAACGCGATCACGGCGGTGACGATCGCCAGCAGAGTTGCCTTGTTCTTGAGTCTCAGTTTCCAGTTAATCATAAGTGCCTCCTTCTCCCGTCATGGGACCATCCGCAATAATGTGCAATGCCTGTTCGTTCAGAAAATCTTTCCGGTCATGCTTGACCTTCTGCGCATAGTTTAACGCTGCGTACATATCCCCGTTGCAATGTGCGTCCGGGATACGCTGCACCGCCCGCGCAGTTGCTTCGCCCAGGGCAATTGCCGCATCAATGCTTTTCATCATATAGAGTTCATGCTGATACCGAACCTGCTCTCTCTGATCCAGCTCCTGCTGCCGGACGATTCTGCGGCGCTGATCCGCAGCGTCCCGCTGATTGATATTCCGCTGGATCAGCCAGAAGAAGAATCCGACCAGGGCGGAAACGAGGATTGAGAAAATACCAACTGCCTGAAGAATTTCTGTCATGCTGCCTCCTTATACCGCTCCGCTCTTAGCATAGAGCATTGTGATCGTGGGTGTGACGCTGATCGTGTTACTGTCCGTGTTGTATACATCCATACGTCCATTTGCCACACGGCAGGGCAGGATGTACGTGCTGCCGGTATAGTAACCGATCACACCGATTGCTGTGTAACCGCTGGGCGTTGTACAGGTAATTGTGATTGCCTTGGCTGTCTTTCCGGCGATGCTGACCTTTGCACCTGTAAATGTTTTTGTCAGGAAGGTGGCGTCAATCAGGTTCTTGACTTCCGTCTCCGTGTAATACCGACCATCATGGGTGTGACTGCTGGGTGCTGCTCCTACATCGGAAGCGGTCAGCGTCGTCCAGGTAGCTGTGCCATCCTCAGAGTAACCAAGAACCTGTCCGGACTCTCCTCCGGCTGGGATGTGCTTATAACCTGCCGTAGTCGGATGCGTATAAGATGAAGTCGGAGGTGTTGCCCAGGTACCGTCACCTCTCAGGTATTTCGCCTGTGCTCCTGCCACAGGAACCGGAACCATTCCAGATTTGCCGGCCGCAGAGGCTGTCGCCGCCTTCATGGCTGCGTGTGTGTGACTGCTTGCCGCTGCTCCCACGTCGGAAGCAGTCAGGGTCTTCCATGCTGCCGTTCCGGCTGCTGCATAACCAAGCACCTGCCCGGCCGCGCCTCCGGAAGGAATGTGCTTATTGCCGGAAGTCGTTGGATGCGTGTACGGAACCGCCCAGGTCGCGTCACCACGAAGGAACTGGCCTTGCTTTCCTGCCGGAGGGGCGGGCACAAGGCCCGCTTTCCCGGCTACGGAAGCGGACGCCGCTCCCATTGTCGTATGTGTGTGATTACTGGCTGCCGCGCCGATCTCAGAGGGCGTGGGCTTATCGCCTTCATGGTAGATCCTGAAGCCATTAAAACGTAATTCTACTCCGAAAATCTTCATATATACTTTTCCTCTTCTATCCAATAACAGTAATCTTGTATGTCCCTGCATCTGCCTTGGGCAGCCATACCATAACTGCGTTTGCATCAACGATAGAAATATCTGTTGCAATCATTTTTTTGTCGTTTGCATCCCACACAGAAACTACAACATCTTCTGTGTTAAGACCATGTGCTACCGTTACCCATCCGCTCGAAGCATTGTCATCGCTTGTTGAATAATTTTCATTTGTTCCTGTGAATTTTCCACTTTTCGCGTTCCACGCCGTTCTCTCTGCCGCCGTGATATGTCTGGTACCGTCCGCCAGATGACTGATCAGGCTGCTGATCGCCTTCGCGATCTTGCTCATCGCAACGGACAGCTTCTCGCCGGAGGTCAGGTTCGCGTTCGCGCTGGCTGTCGTGTAGGTCGGTGTCTGGTCGTTCGTCGCCACGTTCGGCACATTTCCCAGACCAACGTTTGCTTTTGTGATGTTTACGTTGCCAGTACGGTATGTGGTTTCGCTGTCGCCCTTCACACCGGTTACATGTGCCTTCTGACTGTGATCATATGCAATCTTGCCGTAATCGCCTCGGTAAGCGGTCGAAGATGTCTCGCCTAATGCCAGGGACGCGGAGATCTCCACGTAGGCCGTACCGGACCAGCGGTATGTCTTATTGCTGTCCTGTGCCACATAAATCTTTCCGGATTCGCCGGTCTTCGGGAAGCTTGCCAGATTGTCATACTCCAGAACATCATCCACGTAGGAAGGCAACTGAGAAGAAGGAACCAAGCCGTTCTCATCCAGGCTGGCAACACCGTTCTTCGCTCCCTTCAGAGAAGTAGCCAGGTACGGATGAGAGTGATTTGCCTTATCATAGGCTTTCTTTACTGCATTCGCTGTCGCTGCCTGTGTAGCTGAAGTGCTGTTGATATTGTCGTTCAGCTGCACAATACCGGTCTCGCTGGTGGAAGCCGCCGGAAGCGACTGCCAGGTATTGTCATTGCGCAGGAATTTTCGGGCATCCGCCGTCTGCGGTGTCGGCACATGATAGCCGTGGGACGTGGATGCCTTGCCGTTTAACTGCGTCTGGATCGCAGAGGTTACGCCCTTCAGATAGCCAAACTCCGTCAGGCTGGCCGCGTTCAGCTTCGCCCTGTCATCTGCTGTCAGCGTCTGGCCGCCGTAGCTGTACAGGGCGTCTTTCCAGGTACCGCTGGCATACACTCGCAGAGTTTTCAGAGTGGTGTCATAGTACATCTGACCGTCAACCGGGCTGGTCGGTGCCGTTGCCAGATTCTGAATCCGTGCGTTCTGTAATTCGTTCTTTGAGAGGTCAATCGGGGATAAAAACTGCATAGATATGCTCCTTTCTTGTGCAGGTCTGCATCAAATACGTTCTGTGCAGACCTAATTAAGATACGCTTTTCCGGCAAAAGCTCCGGAAAATGTAACTCTTATCGTATTGCTGTCAATGTAATCTACGTCTCCATAAACAATACTGCCTGCGGAATCCACAACCGATACCGCAGGCATTCTTCCCAGTTTATGATTAATGGTCCATGTACTCGCCGGTACGGTCTGCACATAGGTATAGGTTTTTGTGGATTCTTCCGGCGCATCCGTCGGAGGATTCCAGTTGCCAGGCTTTGCCCTGGATTGTACACGGATATCAATACTTCGGATGGTATACCCGGATTCTTTGTCGTTGACATATACCCAGGCGTAGATGTATCCGCTTCCGCTCTTCAACAGAGAATTCGGAATCTCAACATCTGTATAACCGTCATGCATCGCTCCTGCCCTGCTGAGACTTTCTCCGTTTCGCGTAAGTGAGAAATGCACTTCTACCGAAGCATCCAGCTCCAGGCCAATAATACGCAAAATCTGACCGTAATCCCACTGCCACAATCCGCTGACTGTCACATAGGTTTTATCGGTCAGATCCGCTTCGATCACATGCTTCATTGCTGCCACCAGCCTTTCCTGTTCTACTTTTTCGCCTGCAGAGCCAGCACAGCCGCTTCCAGCGTCTTTACCCGATCCATCAGTTCCTGAATCATAGCGGTATTCAGCGCAATGAACTCCTCATAGCGAAGTCCGTACACGTACTCGCCTTCTACTGGCTGATCTTCTGTGTAGGTGTTCTCTACCTGCTCGATCTCACCGGTCTCCGGGTTAGGAACGTCCACCAGCTCCACCTTCTGCACCTGTTCCATCTTCTGATCTTTGCAGAATCCGGCAAAGTCCTGGGCGGTAAGTCCGGCCTCGTTCATTGCTTCTTCCACATCCTGTGCAATGAATCCTGTATGCGTTCGCCCGGAAGTTCCGTTGATGAACTGGAAGGATACCGGTTTCAGCTTTCGGAAGAAGCCCTTCAATCTCTCATCAATCGGTTCGATGTCCTTCTTCTTGTTCCGATCAGAACTGGAAATCGATGAATTTTTAGCATAGACCTGCTCCCACAAATGACTGGGAGAACCAAGCTGCATAACTTCATTGGTATCCGGGTCCAGTGTCCAGTATTTATTATCCCTTACACCAAGATGGATAAAATATTTTCCATCCTTCGATGCTCCCAGAAACATCTGTTGAGAAGAAGCGCAGTAGATTCTCCCATCCTTGCCGCTGTGTTCCCAGCTGATCATTCCGTTCAGCGGCATTTTGATATCTCCTGTCATGGTTCCGCCGCTGAGCGAAAGATATTTTGCATCATGATTATGAGATGTGTTTGATTTGCCTGACAGCTTCGTATTCATCTCCGTCTCAGTATAATACCGGTCATCGTGTGTATGAGATTTTGCTGCATAAGAGCTGTCATGGTTATGTGTCGTGGATGCCTTTCCATCCAGATCTGTCTGAATGGAATCAAACAGTGCCTTGTTTAACGGCGTACCTGCCACGCTCGGCACATCCGCCCGTTCCATTGTTACATACTGTGTGCTGCCATCCGGTAGCGTCATCTTATAGCGTCCCGCCTGTGTCGGGACACGATCCACTACTTTGATCATTGTTTACTCCTCTCCTGCGATTGCTTCACCGCTGTACCGGTACTGTGATTCCATTCCATTAATCAGCTGATACAGATCTGCCAGAATCTGTTCAATCTCGTTCGCCTGGTTAATACTGCTGTACGTGATCGATGCCGGAGTCCGCGGCGTCGTGCTTACTGTCACATATGCGCTGCGCAGATTATTGATATTATCCCGCAGCCGGTCCATGTCTGATTGCGTCCGCACATCTGCCGGAAGCCAGTTCAACCGCTCGGTAATTCTGACTGAATACCCTGCATCCTGCAAATGCTCTGCGATCCACTGTACAGCCCCTTCCAGCCGGTTCAGGTCATCATGATCGATGTATGCCCTTGCGGTATCATTGTCCAGATCAGCCTGTGTTCGATCGGTAATCAGGCTGACACCATAATACTTCACAATCCACAACGGCCAGGATCCGGAACTGTCCACGGCGGTTCCGGTAACTTCATAGCGGCCGTTTACCGCTTCTTTGACCTGCGTCTGCCACACATTTGCTTCCTTTTTGGAAAAAGTTGCCGTCAGGCCATTCACTTTCGCCGTGCGAATCGCTGTTACCGCCGCGCCCGGATTTATAATCACTGTCTGCATTCTGACTACCTCCTAACGCACAACGATTTCACGGAATACGGAGCCGGAATACCGGCTGGATACCCGTTCCACATTGCCGGTATAAGTTCCGTCGTATGTGTCAATTGTTACCCTTGTTCCCGGAGAAACATCCGTATCTATCGTCTTCGCCGTGATTTTGTGTCTTCGCTGATAATAATCATACGTTCTCTGCAGCACAGCGGCTGCATTTCCCGTATGTACGAAATACGCATCCTGAACCTGAATCACATTAAATTCTGTCTTCCCGGATGCCTCATATTTCGGATTGTACTTTGTCACTTCAGATGTGTTGTCCGTACAATCATAGCCGTACAGAACACATTCTTTGCTGGCATCCAACGGTGTCACATATGCCGCATTTGTTATGGCTGCGCTGTACTTCTCTGCCACATTTTCTGTTGATGTAATAACCGACGGACCGGAGAATACGATGCTGTTCTTTCCGGCGGAAAGTTTTCCACGATACAGCTCTTTTCCTTCGGACGTTTTCACATAATTGTGACAGGTAAGCACAATCCTGCTGACTTCATCCAAATCCTCGATACTCAGGCTGCTGATCGAAATCTTGTCCTGTGTGATCCTTACCGGCGTCCCCGTGGTATCTAGGGGAACAATCCGGATCGCCGCTCCGCCGAAGGTATTGCAGATAGCTCCGGCTGCATAGCAGACCTGTTGCAGCGCTTCCCTGCGGGTGCATGCCGGAAGAACGCCTTTTACATTCGCAGACGCGACTCCTGCAGCAATTTGATAATTCAGCCCGGTTCCCTGCAGAATCCTCCCAACGACCGATGAAACCGTGTCATTATAAGAACACAGGAAAAGGTTTCCGATCTCCGTTCCGTAATAGTCTTCTTCCAGCAAGCCAGTTGCGTCCTGAGCCGTCACATCATAGTCTCTTGTTCCGGATCGGGTATAACCTGCTGTGTAGAACACGCCTTGAACCGCATTATCATAATAAGCGGTCAACTGCTGGCGGCGCTGGAAGCTGACATTTCCCATAACACGCAGCGTGAAATCCGCGGTATTCACGGTCAGCTCATCCGACAGCAGAGAGACTTCAGAAAGAATCTCGTTTCCATCCACATGGTCCGTCGTATAAACGATTTCATGACCGAATTCAATCAGCCGAATCACTGCCGGCCGGTAAGAGAAGTTCGTCTTTTTGCAGGTAATCTGAATACCGCTATAATTTTCCACTGACTTTTCACAGAAGAAATCATTGCTGTCTGGCGTGAAGTCCTGACTGGCCAGAACCGTATCACCGTTATACCAGTCGATGGTGATACTGCTGCAGTAATCTCTCTCGCTCGGCCCGAAGCGGATATGAATGCCTGCACTGGAATAGTAGCCACCTCCCAGTTCACAGTGAAGAGCCGGTGCGCTGGCAAATGCTCCGCTGCTATC